GCAAGCCGCTGACGGATGAGGAAATAGACAAAATACCTTGGGAGCCACATGAAGGTAATCCTATGACCTTTGCGGAAGGGTTACGTTACTTTGCCCGAGCCATCGAAGCCAAACTGCGGGAGAAGAACGTATGAAGAGAAGCCAACTTGACGCCCTCTGGCACGAGGCCGAGGAGCAGTCCCGCAAAGAGGGTGTGATGTACACCCGGTACCACTTCGCCGCCCTCGTGGTGGCTAACAACCCGCCGCAATCGTCTATGGCTTGGCAGGAGGGCTACGAGGCCGGTGCGGCCCATGAGCGCACAGTGATCATCGATTCACTGAGGAAGCAGGCAGAACTGGCCGTGGATGACCTCGACCGGAAGTGGGCACTCGAGATGATTGAGGCGGTGAAAAGAAGGGGTGACAAATGACCATCCCCCGAGTTCTACGAGAGCAAGGGCTTTCACATGATCGACGCACAGCCCCGCAACGGCTCGCACTTCATGGTGAGGTTCGCTGAGTTCCCCGAGCCACAAATAATCACCAAAAGTGCCAGCGACTACCGGGCCATGCACAACAACGTGGCGCAATACCGTCGACTCAAGGAGAAAAACAAATGACACTCGAAATAGTACGCTTCGGCACCGCCCAGTTCTGGATCGATGAGGGTATGTACAGCATTGAGCAGATCGAGGAAATGCTGGCTACTTTCAAGGAGGCCAAGCGCATTCAGGATGAGCATTTGGCTCGATCAATTGAGCGCAAGGAAGAGATTGCCGCACGATTTTTCAACAAGGCCTTTAATCAGGAGGATGAAAAATGACCAGACAAGAGATCGACGAGATGATGAAAGACCTGCCCAGCCAGCGTGACTGGTACGCAACAGACTGGCGCTTCGTGGCTGACGAGATCCTTGCAGGGTTGGCTTTTCTGGCCTGCGTGGTTATGATCTGCTTACTTTAAAGCGATTGGATAGCGAAGCCAATGCGAGTCATAAGCGAACCAAAACCGATTCGGTAATCGTGGCGAGGAGATCGCTTTATCAAACTCTGACAGGCCGGAAAGACGGCCTTTCTCATGTGCCCAATTCAATGGTAAAATTACACGCACAATATCAACTGGATTCAAAACCATGGCAACTCAACAACGCATTTACCTTGTCGGCACTCCTGACGGCAAGACCCGCCTGATCAAAGCCGCCCTGCGCCAGCAGGCACTGAGCCATGTGGCCAACAGCATGCTGTCCGTGCGCGTCGCGTCGCAGGATGATCTGGTGGCCGAGCTTGGCAAAGGCACCCCGGTCGAGCAGTACAAGGCCCCCGAGCAGGCCGACCTGATCGACGAGGCCGCGCAAGAAGCGAACTGATAGCGAATCGGTTTTTTGTGTGGTGTTGACAGCCCTAAAACTCCAGATCACAATGGCACCCGTTGGACGTGGAACTCCAAAGCAAGCGAAAGCCGTTAGATCAGATCCCGACCCCGAATGGGGTGCCATTACCGAAAGGTGGTGGGTTCCACCGGGGTCTGACCTAACGGCTTTTTTGTTTTCTTCGTTTGACCGTGCCCCTTACGATAGCGAGATCCTGCATGGGAGGCGAGGGAGAAAACACCGGCTGGGCTTCACCCGCCAGCAAGCCGAGCGGCGTGTCTGCGAGCGACCGCACAAGACGCGAGTGACATGGGTGGTAACCACACTCGCATCGATGAATCGTAGCCTCCGGGTGCTCTGGTCTCTTGTGAGATGGGAGGGGATGGGATCTTCCCACCCTTGGGGAGCCTTTGCCGAAAAAAAGCGAATCGGTTTACACTCGAATCAACGCAACTCAACCGGAGAGGAATATGGCCAAGCCAGAAACCCCGAAACAGCCAAAGAAGAAGGCCGAGGCCGCTCGCGAAGCAGACGCCGCCATAAGCAAGGCCAAGAACCCCGAAGCGCCCAAAAAGAAGATGGGTCGCCCTTCCCTGTACTCCACGCACATCGCCAACGTCATCTGTATCCGTATATCGGAGGGAGAGAGTCTCAGACGAATCCTGATGGAAGACGGGATGCCGAATCAGTCGACTGTCTACGAATGGTTGCTGAAGCACCCAGACTTTGCCGAGAAATACACACGCGCTCGCGAAGAACAGGCAGACACGCTGGCCGACGAGATCATCGCCATCGCCGACGAGACGCCGGAGATGCAACCGATCTACGACAAGCAGGGCAACGTGGTCGACATCAAGATCGACTCAGGGTATGTGGCCTACCAGAAGCAGAGGATCGAGGCCCGCAAGTGGACGGCCATGAAGCTCAAGCCCAAGAAGTACGGCGACAAGCTGGAACTGTCCGGCAACGCCGAGAACCCGCTGGTGGTCGAGGCCCAGTCTGAGGCCAAGCAACTCTTCAGCGCCCTGCTGGAGAACATGGAATTGACCAAGGCCAAGCGGTGAGCACAGCGCTCGAGATGCTGGCCAGCGAGGAGGTGCAGGAGAAGTTCCAACTCCTCCCCCTCGAAGACCAGTTGGCCTTCACTTGGCGGGCTGGCTGGCTCAAGAAGGCCCACGTCCACCAGATAACCCCGCAGGGCGACTGGTGGTCGATCTGGCTGATGCTGGCAGGCCGTGGAGCCGGGAAGACCCGCACAGCCGCCGAACAGGTGGGCTGGTGGGCATGGGAGATGCCCGGGACACGCTGGCTGGTCTCCGCCCCCACGAGCGCCGACGTGCAGGGCACCTGCTTCGAGGGTGACTCGGGCCTGCTGTCCGTCATCCCGTCCTACCTGATCAAGCAGTACATCAAGGCCCCGCGCCCGACCCTGACGCTGATCAACGGCTCGATCCTGATCGGCATCCCTGCCAGCGAGCCTGAGCGCTTCCGGGGGCCGCAGTTCCATGGGGCTTGGCTGGACGAGTTGGCCGCGTGGGAGTACCTCCAAGAGGCGTGGGATCAGATCCAGTTCGGTGTGCGTCTGGGCGCGAAGACCCGCACGATCTGCACCACCACCCCGCGCCCGAAAGACCTGATTCTCGAGTTGATTGCCCGTGAGGGTGACGACGTGGTGCTGACCACCGCCTCGACCTACGCCAACATCGACAACCTGTCGGCCAACTTCCGCAAGCAGATCCTCCAGTACGAGGGCACCAAGCTGGGCCGTCAGGAGATCTACGCCGAGATCATCGACCCCGAAGAGGGCGGCATCGTCAAGCGCGAGTGGTTCAAGCTCTGGCCCGATAGCCGCGAGTTCCCCAAGTTCGAGTACATCATCCAGTCCTACGACTGCGCCGCCACCGAGAAGACCCAGAACGACCCGACAGCGGCCACGACGTGGGGCGTGTTCAAGCCGCAGGATGGCCCGATGTCCGTCATGCTGATCGATGCGTGGCAGGACAGGCTCCAGTACCCAGACCTGCGCCCCAAGGTGATCGACGAGTACGACATCGTCTTCGGCGAGGGCAAGGACAGAAAGCGCGTCGACCTGATCCTGATCGAGGACAAGAGCGCCGGTCAGGCCCTGATCCAAGACCTGCAACGCGCCCACCTGCCCGTCATGCCGTATAACCCCGGCAGGGCCGACAAGGTGCAACGCCTGAACATCGTCTCCCACATCATCGCCCGGGGCCGGGTGTGGATCCCTGAGTCGAGCAAGCGTAAGGGGTACGTCAGGGACTGGGCCGAGGGCTTCGTGAGCCAGATCTGCTCCTTCCCCGAGACGACCCACGACGATCTCGTGGACACCTGCTCGCAGGCCTTGCGCTGGTTGCGCGACGCTGGCTGGCTGGATGTCGACCCACCACCACGCGACGACTACGACGAGGACGACTATGTCGACAGCGGTCGTGGCAAGCGTGTCAACCCGTACGCCGCATGACCATGAGCTACGGGTGCCACAACCGTCGGGACTACAGGCCGCGCTACTTCGTGCAGGACGGCTGGTGGCACGACGGCTCGACCCGCACGGCAAGGATCGCGCAGGTGCCGCACGTCCTGAGCATCGACTGCCAGTACACGAAGAGCGACCTTGGCCAATCCGACGCGCAGTGCCATGGATGCAGGCATCGCAAGGATGGACTTGACAAGGCGTCGACGGTATGATTGCAACATCTATCACACGAGGCGGGGCATATGGATGATCGAGTTCCAGAACTGAAGCCTTATGACCCGACCATCCGGGAAAGGCTGTCGTCAGGCCTTCAGTCAGGTCTTGAGGCGCTGGGGATGAAGCGATACGGCGCACGACGCCCCGCACAGACTGTCACCGGCGGGCCGAGTTCCAACTTGCCGCTGGGCATGGGAGCCGCCGACTTCGTGCCGTTTGTGGGCACAGGCCTACAGACCGAGGAGGCCGCGAGAGACCTCGGTAAGGCCTACCAATCAGCCAAGCAGGGTGACTATGTCGACGCCGCCGTTGAAGGCGGCTTTGGCCTTCTGGGCATGGTGCCCGGGGTTGCCGCCACCGCCAAGACCATGCGAGCCGCAGGCAAGACAGCGCCCAAGGCCGTGCCCAAGGTCGAGGCCGCACCCAAGCTCAACATCACCAAGCCTGAGGCCCTCAAGCCCATGGCCGCACCAGATCAACCCAAGCTGAAAGGCAAGTATGAAACTACCCAAGAAGGCCCATATTACCGAGTCCGCCCGACAGGCGATGAAGCGAGCGGACGACGCCCTGTCGGCATACACGAAGAAGTACGGCCAGCCCCAGAAGGCGGATCAGGATCAGTTGGAAGCGAGCTTCCGCAGTCAGTATCGGACGAACAGATCCGGGAGATGATGGCCGACCCGGGCAACTTCGTGCGCAAGACAGCGGACGACTATGCCCAGCGGTACACAGGCTCACCCTACGAGCTACCCAAGATCCCCGAATCCTCGCTGGCCAAGCAGTCGGCCATCGGTCGCACCTTCCAACTGGCCGCAGAGGACGACCCCAAGTACAAGAGCGCGGTCTTCGATGCGTACGCCAAGAAGTACCCCGACCTCGTCGAGAGCACCGGCGCACAGAACTACGACCAACTGATGGAGGCGGCATACCGCCAGTTGGCCATGGAGACGGAGAAGCAGTTCCGCTCCCTGCCCATCAACATGTCCTACCACCGCCAAGGCGAAGGCAACTACACCTCGAGCGGGCAGATGCTCAAGGACATCTACGGCAACCGCCACATGTACGTCTACCAAGGCGGTGACCCACACGACTTCCTCAACGCCATCGACCCGCAGACCGGCCTGAACACCAACGAGATGTTCCGGGCCGTTCACGACTTCTATGGCCACGCCATCCATGGCAACCAGTTCGGCCCCAAGGGTGAAGAGGTGGCATGGGCCGCGCACAGCAAGATGTTCTCCCCGCTGGCCCGCATCGCCATGACGAGCGAAACCCGTGGCCAGAACTCCTTCGTCAACTACACCCCGCTCAACGCCGAGTTGAAGGCCCAGATCAGCAAGCTGGACGAGGCCATCATGGACGCCAAGCGCCACCGCCGCACTGAGGACGTGAAGATGCTCGAGGAGGCCAAGAAGGGTGTCTGGGCCGAGTTCCAGTTCGCGCCCCAGAAGAGCGTGATCCTGCCGCCCGAGTACCTCGACCTCGACTACAAGGGCGGCATGCCCGGGTACATCCAGCCCCTGATCAAGCCCGAGGCAGGCACGACCGCCGCTTCGCAACTGACCCACTTCAGCCACAGCCCCGACATCGAGATCATTGACCCCAGCCGGTACGGCACGGGCATCAAGGGCCGCGAGATGGAGCGCCTGACAGGCTCGATGAACCCGGTGATGGAGCGCTCCTACTTCTACACCGGCGAGCCGGGTTCCGTGCGTCCTGAGCCGGGGCTGGGCATCCACCGCTACGGTGCCCGCAGTGAGGGCCTGTACGACGTGTCCGCCGACCCCATGAACTTCCGCAAGCTGGCCACCGAGGCCAACCGCACACCGTTCACGGCCAAGTACAACCAAGGCGTGACCGACCCGACCCAGAGCTTCACCGACGTGGAGCGCTTGGCCAAGGAGTACGGCTACGAGGGCCTGATGAACCCACAGCAAGGCACAGCCATCATGTACAAGCCCACGCCCGTCCAGCGCTACTCGTGGGGCGGCTTTGTCGAGCAACCGCAGGGCGTCGTTGCACCCTACAACACCACGCCCGACATGGCCGACGGTGGCCGGATCTACCCCGACAACGAACTGAACAACTACGCCGCCGGTGGGCTGGCGCACTTCGACAAGGGTGGCCGCGCAAAGCAGGAGGTCAAGGACTGGCTCCGTGGGGCCATCGACAGCCTGACCAAGAAGTTCGCCGACGACGCCTCGAAAGCGAACACAAAGCCAATCGCAACCGAATCGGATGCAAGTAATAATGTTCTCAGAAGCTTAAATCCAACGGGTTTAATTTTTACTGAATACAACCCTCAGCAACGAGCAATTCAAAAACTCGGCCCAAATATCACAAGATACGATATTACAGGCAATTTAAATCCAGACTCACTTGTTGAGATATATAGAGGCGTTCCAAAGGGTGTAAAAAACATTAATGCGGGCGATTTTGTTACAACAAATAAACAACTAGCCAAAGATTACGCTGGTACTGGAGTTGTTATTACAAAAAAAGTGCCGGCAAGTCATTTACTTGATGATGTTACGGAGCCATTGGGCGAAGAATATATATACCGACCATTTAAGTCGGAGGCGATCCCCGACTATCGAACCCAGAAAAAGAAGGGCGGTGCCGTACGATCCGGCCTGTCCGCCTTAGAACACGCGAGGGCATAACCCATGGCCACAGAATTTCCAATCGAACAAGACTACAACCGCTTCATTGACGGCCAGCCGGATGACGCAGGCGCAGAAGAGGGCGGCGTTGAAGTCGAAGTCGATCTCGACGACAGCGAGCTTGAGGAGCTACCCGACGGCTCAGTCGTCGTCCACATGGACACCAAGGGGCCGATGGAGAACGAGGACTTCTACCAGAACCTCGCAGACAGCGACTCCATCGACCTGCTCGACCTCAAGGGCATGGCCCTGCGCTACATCGAACTGGTCGAGAAGGACAAAGAGGCCCGCAAGCAACGCGACAAGCAGTACGAGGAGGGCATCAAGCGCACCGGCATGGGCAACGACGCCCCCGGCGGCGCGACCTTCAGTGGTGCCAGCAAGGTGGTTCACCCGATCATGGCCGAGGCCTGCATCGACTTTGCCGCCCGCGCCATCAAAGAGATGTTCCCGCCTGATGGCCCGACCAAGACCAAGATCTTGGGCGACATCGATGAGGAGAAGACCGCCACCGCCGAGCGCAAGCGCGACTTCATGAACTGGCAGTTGACCGAGCA